GGCGGCGGCCAGGTCGAGGGCGTTCTGGCAGGCGGTCTCGTCCACCGCGCCGCTGTCCCAGCCGGTGAGCTCGGTGATCTCCGGGCGGCTGTCGGGATTGAACTTGGTCAGCAGGTCGCTGACGCTGGCCCAGGTCATGGCGCGTGGGCTCCGGGCTTAGGTGGCTGGGTTGGGCGCCGGGGCCGAGCCGGCGACGCTCAGGCGCGGCACGGACTGGGCCAGGACGCGCAATTCATCGATCTGCCGCGGGCGCAGGTAGCCCTCGGGCAGGGCGGTGACGCCGGGCTGAAACCAGCGGCCGACGGCGAAGACCGGCGGGCCGGTAACGGTGATCCGCACCCCGGCGGGGGCCGGGGCGGTGGCGATGCGCCCCCTCTCCCCCGAACCCTCCCCCGCTAGGGGGGGAGGGGAAAGCGGGGCGACCTGGGCGGTGGTTGTGGGACGCCGGGCCATGGCTTAGCTCAGGCCGGTGGAGCCGACCGAGAGCTGCCAGAAGCCGTAGGCCCCGGCGGCGCGGGCTTCGGCGCCGAACTTGAACTCGCGGCGCTGGAACACGTCGTCGTTTTCCATGGAGGTCTGGCTGACGAAGGTCGGGGCCTTGCGCGTCTGGAGGACGAAGGGCTTGATCGCCCCGCGGTTGCTGACGTGCAACATCCAGGCGGTACTGCTGGTGAGGCGCGGGTTGACCTGGACGCGGCAGGTGCCACGGAAGGGGTTGGGGCTGTCATCGGCCAGCTTGTCGGCGTTGGCGATGATCAGCGCCACCGCCTCCAGGGCCGGGGGGACCTCCAGCAGGTCGGGCATCAGGCCCAGGGGCTGGCCCTCCTCGTCGGTGAAGCCCATGATCGCCTGACGGGCGGCGCCGTAGGAGCCGACCAGGGCGGACAGGGAGGCGGCGGACAGGGCGGCGGTGAGCTTGTTGTCCTGGGTGCGCACCGTGCCATCGGCGCTGGTCAGGGTGTGGCTGTCGCTGTAGTAGGCGACGCCATCCATCCCCAGGCCGGTGAAGGCGGCATTCTTCAGGCTGGTAATGATGTCGCCATACAGCTCCCCGGCGGACTGGCCTGCCATCTGCGCCTGGGCGTTGTAGATGCCGAGCTGGTCGTCCTCCAGGTCGTTGCGATCCACCGCGATGGTGGTTTCCCAGTCGAGGTTCTTGACGTAGTAGTTACCGATGGCCAGGGCCTTGATGTGCTTGTCGCCGACCCACTGGCGCATCTTGGGGAAGCGGCTGAGCCAGGCGTAATCGACCCCGGAGCCATTGCTGGGGACGGTCATGGTGGTGGCCTGGTAGTCGGTGGGGACGGCTACCAGGGCGTTGTGGAACTGGGTGGAGAGGCCGGTAAACACCGACCGGATGGCGCTGCCATTGACGAGCATGGGGGTACTCCGGGATCAGGATCAGACGGTCGGGGTAATGAGGACCGACACCGTGGCGGTACCAGTGGCGGAGCTTGAGCCCCCGCCGGTGATGGAGAGGACATCGCCCACCGCCACGGTCTTGGCCGCACTGGGGCTGGCGCTATCGACATCCCCGGCGGCAGAGCCGGACTCGGTGATCGTGATGGCGCCGTTGGTGATGGCGGAGGCGCCGATCTTGCCGGTCAGGGTGGCATCCCCGGTGGCCAGGGCGGCATTGAGCACTGAGTAAATCTTGTCTACCGTGCCGGCGACCGGCGAGACGACGCGCAGCACGGCGGCATCAGACCCCTTGGTGCTGACGTCCCCGAGGACCAGGGCGATCTTGTTGGCGCCCCCGCCCAGGTTGGTGCGGGCGGTGGCGGCGGCGGCGACATCGGACAGGTTATTGGCGGCAAGCAGGCCGGTGGTGATCAGCCGGTCCATGCCGACCCGGACCCAGACGCCGGAGGTATCGACATCGACAATCTGACCCGCGGCAGAGCGGGTGCTGGAGCCGTTGGTCTTGGCCACCGTCTGATCATCGACCAGATAGCAGGTATCGCCGATCTCGGCCTTGGTGATCTCATCGCCACCGGCAGAGTTGCCAAAGCGGAAGGTGCCGGGCTGAACGGTGGCGGTGACGTCCGCGGCGCTGCCGGTAGAGTTGTCCACCTGAGCGGTGAAGACGCCGGCGGGGATCAGGCCAGTGGCGGTGACGCCGGGCTTGACGTTGCCGGAACTATCCAGCACGGCGATGGCGCCGATGTAGCAGGTGACGCCGGCGGCGACGGGGAACTCGAAGGTCTCGCCTTCGCGACGGACAATCTGGCGGTCTGCGGCTTGCGCGGTCATGGCTTAGGCCTCCGGGAACAGGGTGGCGCGGGTCTTGAGGTACTGGTCACGGTCGAGGCCCATCTGGGTGATGACCGCCTGTTCCTCGGGGGAGAGGGTTGGGGTTCGCGGGGCACCGCGCTCCTGGCCCTGGGTCTGGGTGCGGGTCAGGGCGGCGAGGGCCGGGGCCTCGGCGAGGTAGGCGCGCAGGGCGGCGATGCCCTGGCCCTTGAGCCAGTCGGCATGGGCCGGGCCGGTGATGCGGCCACTGGTCAGGCCTTCGTCAATCAGGCGCGTCAGTTCCGCCTGGTCGTTGGCCTGGGCGGTGGCGCTGAGCTTGGCCAGGGCCTCGTCATAGACCGCCTTGGGGACGTATTGCGTCGGGTCGGGGGTCTTGGCCGTCTCCAGGGCGGAGAGCTTGGCGGTCTGGTCGCTGACCTGACTGGTCAGGGCCGCCACCTGGGCGCTCAGGGCATCGGCCCGGGCGAGGATGGCGGTGTCGTCGGCATCGGCGGCCAGGGACAGGGCCTGCCGCAGCTTGGCGAGATCAATCATGGGCGTCTCGGGGTCAGGGGATGAGGAGGGAGGCGGCGGGTCGTCGTCCGTCAGGCACAGCCCCAGGCGGGCGCTGAGGGCGGGGAGGACATCGAGGGCCGGGGTGTTGGTCAGGCCGGCGAGAAGCAGGTCCAGGACCTCGCCGGTCTTGCCGTCATAGCGGATGACGGGGGAGAGGTAGGCGTACTCGCCACTGGCGAGCATGTCGTGGGCCTTGGGTAGCCAATCGACCTGGGCGGTGAGGCCGGTCCCGGGCTGATAAGCCAGGGTGGCGGGGTCGATCCAGCCGGCGGCGGGCAGGGGGGCGCCGACCGGCTCGGCGTGCTCGTAGTTGACCACCAGCTTGGTCTGGCGGCCCTGGACGCGGCGGATCAGGCGTTGGGCAATGGGGGCGTCGAGCCTCCAGCCCTGGAGGCCCTGGGGGCGGCCATCACTGGCCTTGAAGGTGCCGTCGGGGATGAGCACCACCGGCTGCGGGCCGGAGGGGACGCCAGACGCGGCGCCCATGGGTGGCAAGGCTAGGGCAGCCAGAGGCATGGCCAGGGCGGCCAGGGGGCGCGTGGGAGCGGCAGGCGGTCGATTCATGCCGCCAGCATGGCGCGCGCGGGAAGGGGCTGGCGATTAACCGCGGTTAGAAAATGGGGGAGGGTGGGTGTGGGGAAAACAACCGCTGTCGCCAGGCGGATAAGTACCGGCGGGTGAAGGCGGAGAAGGCCAAGGATTTACCGCCATGACAGCGGCTTGGCGAGCGGGAGCCGGGCGTCGGCTTAGGGTGTCCCCTGCCCCGCCTGCCGGGCCAGGTAGGAACGCAGCACCCGCACCGCATCGTCCGCGTCCTGGTCACTGAGGCCAAGGAAGGGCCGGGCGGGGATGTTGCCCCAGGGGATGGGGGCGCCGCGGCGGTTACGGCCTGATGCGCCCTTGGGCTGGCCGAATTGCTGGACGGCGGCGTAGCCGCGGTTGGTGCCGACGGCCAAGGCGTTCTGGCCGAGAAGTTGATAGCGGATGGAACCCTGGAGGTGGCCGCGCTGGTAGAGCGGGTTATCCCGCCCCTTGCGGGCAATAGTGACCGGGCTGTTACGCGCCCAGGGCGTCCCGTCTGGGGCGCGTTTATTGCCTGGTTGGAAGCGTTCCTTGGTGGTTCGCACCAGGTCATCGCCGATCTGACGCAGGGCGGGCTGGGGGTCAGTCAGGGCGCGTATCAGTTGGCCGAGCTGCTGGCGCAGCGCGGTGTCGTCAATGGTTATGGTGATGCCGGCCATGGGTTAGGGTTCCTGGTCTGATGGTAGATCAGGCGCTACGGGGGCGACGGGTAGCATGGAGACTGCCTCACTTAACGCCTTCCCCAGCATCCCAGGCAGCTTCGCCACTTTTCCCGCCACGAACTCATCCATGTTCAGGCTCGCCCCCGGGGTATAAGCCCAGCCGGGATCTATCCCGTTTGGGATACCCTTTACCAGTTCGCCGGTCTTGGGATTTCGCCAGTCGTAGGTCCCATCATCCGGGGCCGGGTCAGGTCCCATTTTCCCCTGCCGGCGGAGATAAGCCTCGTCCACGGCGAAGGCGGTGCATTGGCAGCCCCAGCCGTTGGGGGGGTAGTGGGTCTGCCACCAGGGGTCATCGGCACGGATGACCTTGCCGTCCCATGCCTGATGCAGGGGGCGCGGGTGGAGCACGTTATCGTTGTGGCGATAGAGCAGGTAGGGGCGCTCGCTCTTCACCGCCTGGATCTGCGCCCAACGCCCGGCGGCGTAACTGGTGCGCAGGTTGGTTTCGTAGATGACACGGGTCCGCCAGGCGCGGCCGGCGGGGGTATCCTCCCCGGTCCAACCGGTCCAACCGCGCTTGGCAACGATGGCCTCGAAGTCCTGGCGGAAGGTCTCCAGGGTGGTGCCCTGCTCGATGCCTTTGAGGACGGCGGCATGGAGATCCGCCAACAGGTCGGCCTGCATGGCCCCGGCGACGACGAAGGCGCGATCATGAGCGGCCTGCCACAGGTCTGTCCAGTGCTGGCTGGGCAGGTTGACCTTGCGCCGGAAGAACTGGATCTGTTCGGCGAAGGGCAGACTGCCGTAGGCGGGGGTGGGCATGGGTCAGGGTCCGTCAGTCAGGCGCCTGTGCGCGGGCCGCGGCGGGTCAGAGGGTCGCCGCCAGGGTGAACAGCTCATCCACGTCCGCCGCGCTCAGGCCCAGGGTGGTGGCGGCACTGAGCAGGGTGGCGTCGTCCCGCGCCCAATGGCCGGCGCGCTGGATAAAGGCGCGCTCCGCGAAGGTGCGGTCCGGGGCGGTTGCCCAGGCGTCGTAAGCCGCCGCCAGGCCGGCGGCATCCAGGGCCAGCAGGCCCTGCAGGGCGGTGACGCGCGCCACGGGCGGGGCGGGCAAGGGCGTCCAGTCGGGGAGGTCGGGCTTGGGCGCGTTGGGGAAGT